CCTCCGAAGAGGGAGAGGAGCGATCGAAGGCGCGGCGCCGCTGGTCGCGTGCGCCAGCCTGCAGGGCTCGGATGCGATCGTTCAGCGTCTCGACGAAATCGAGCGCCTGGCGCTTGAGGGTTTCGAGCTCACCGACCGCCACCTCGAGGGCACGGGAGGCCTGATACTCGGGCGTCTTGGAGAGCTCAGTCTCCGTATCGCTGAAGCGGAGCGAGCTCATCGTGCCGCCTCGCGCTGAAAGTGCCCAAGGACGTGGAGGCGGAGCGCGGAGGAGAGGTTGCCGTTCTCGCGGGTGTTATCGATCTGGGTGACGAGATCGGAGAGGGTGCGCCTCTCCTTCGCCGCGATGGCCTTCAGCGCGTCCCAGAACGCATCCTCGAGCGAGATGCTGGTCTTGTGACCGCAGATGACGATGGAGCGCTTGCGGACAGCGCTGACGGCGGTGGCAGATGCGATCACATTGGCCTCCTAGGCGAAGGCCTTCGAGACGCTCTCGACGGCGCGCAAAGCACCGAAGCGAGGAGCACCCGGAGGCAGTTTCTGGATGAGGGCGGCGGCGCGCTGGGCGTGGACATCGACGACGGCCGGCACCGGCATTGCTCCGGTCAGAATCCAGTCGGTAGAGACGTCCAGGGCCTCGGCGAAGATGACCATCACGCCGGCGGAGAGGCGGTTCTCGCCCATTTCGAAACGCCGGACCTGATCTTTCGTAATGCCGGCGAGACCGCCGAGCATGCGCTGGCTGACGCCGGCACGCGTCCGGGCAAGCCGAAGACGGGCTCCAATCTGGACGTCGAGCGCTCGCAGGATCTCTTCGACGGACATGGAAGGGCCTCGGGAAAGGAAAGGCGGCCGGGTCGACTTGGGATTGGGGAGGAGCGACCCGGCCGGGCGCGCAGACGTGCAGCGGCCAGAGGTTCAGGACGAGGCAGGAGGCTCGGCCTGGGAATTTCCGATGGCCGAGCGAATGTCTGTGAGAAGAGCCTCAACGCCCTCTTGCGCTTCATCGTCTTCGAAACCCGCGATGAAGGCTTCGGCACGTTGAAGCAGCGCCAACGCTGTCGCGTCGGTGGACCGCGTCTCTTCACGATAGGCAGTGCCGCAGAAGGCGCAGAACGTCGGTATGGCGCCCATCTTGTCCCGATTGCGCTTGTCGATCTTGGACGTCGACAGCGCGGGAAAGGCGTAGCCCGGCTGACCGTTCATGTTGAACGTGAAGCCGATGTCCAGCTTGCTGTTCCGCTCGACGAGCCTCGCGTCGATCTTTTCAATGCAGTCGCACATCACGGAAATCCCATCAGCGGTGGCGCGCCCGGCTAAGCCGAAGGGGGGGGCGGTTTCGGCCGCCGGGCGCGGTCAGCGGGAGTGGCTGAACGGGATATAGAATTTCGGATATTCAGAAACGTGTCAACAAAGAAAATTCGGAAAAACAGAAATATTGAAAATGGCGACCGCGGAAACCGAATCGACTCGACACACAAACCCACCCTGAGCAATATGAGAACAGAAAGGGAACATTAACCGGAGTATGCGTGATGAGCGAAGAAGGGGGAGGGCGGATCATCGCCCGCTTCAAGGTCCATGTCCGTTGCGACAACTGTCTACGGGATGACTCCCACGTCCTCGATGTGCCTGATGCCGATGAGGCGCCGACGAGCGTCGATGATCTCGCCGAGAGCGCGTTTCTGGAGCGTCAGCGCTTCACCTGCAGCCGGTGCGAATATCCCATCGGCTTGGTCACCGGGATCGCGCAGATCCGGGAGGCGGCACATGCGTGAGGCAAAGCTCGACCGCGAGCACGCGGAATGGATTGCGATCGGGGTGTTGGGCAGGATCGCGAGCGATCCCATTCGCCTGGAGCGCTTTCTCTCCGTCACCGGATTCCGGGCCGATACGATCCGGACCTGTGCGAAGGATAGCCGCTTCCTCGCGGGTGTTGTCGACTACGTGGCCGACGATGACGCGCTGTTGCAGGCGATCATCTCGGAGCTCGCATGTCATCCGAGCGATATCGCCATGGCGCAGTACGCCTTGCGCGAGCTGACGGAACGAAAGCCCAAGGCGAATGTCGTGAAGCTGCCGCTGCCGCCGCGGCGCCATGTTGAAGAGGGCAGGGGTCAATGACCAAGAAGACGTTCTATGTCGTCCAGCCGTTCGAGGCGGGCAAGCGCGGGAAAATGAAGGCCGGCATCCCGATGGAGGTGCGCAGCGCCGCCGATGCCGACCGCGTCGCCAAGCGCTTGAGCATGGTCAAGCTGGGCGCGATCGCGTTCTCGACAGAGGTCGAGCCTGAGAGCGGCGATGCCGAGCCGCCGGTGCTGATCGCCAGCTATGGCGAGGTGCCGGATGGGGTGTTGGAGGCGGGCTGAGCGACTGGTTTATGGCAATGCGGCTTAGTCACGTGCTACGGTATTTTCGTGGGGTGGGGCGAGCAATGGTGTTGCGTGACATTGAGGAGGCAGGAGATCGCCTGATCATTCGGTTTGAACCAAATGGACCGGTTGAGCTTGACGATCTGAGCGGTGGACTCGCGGCAATTGCCAGATTGTATGCGAGACACTATCGGCAGTCGGATGACAAGACGCCTGCGCCCCGACTATTTGTCACCAGGTTGCAAACCGGCAGCATAATTGCTGAGGTTGCCCCATATGCGATGCTGCTTGGGCAGGCCGTCTACTTCGCTGATCAATCTATGATTGTTAGTGACTTCACGCGACGTATAGCGGCGGGGCTAAAGGCATTTTCGGATCCCGGCGGGATTTCTGCGCCGGTCGAAGTGCCATCGATGGAAGATGCGAGCGACCTCAAGGAGTTTATTCGGCCTCTTGCCGGGCGCCGTGGCGCCAGTCTGGGCGTTAAGGCTGCGCGCTTTCATCAGCGCGACGGTGATAGAGAAGTTTTCGCCGAGTACGAGTTTGACGAAGCCGCCATCAATCGGGCGACGGTCAACATGGAGAATGCTCTCGCTACGCAGGATTTGCCTACAGTCGCCCCGTCCGAGGATATTGTGCAAGAAGGGGGCTTGATCCGTGAGGTAATGCTCTTCTTAGAACAAGCCAGTGTCCAGCCTGGTAGAGAGAGGGGAAGAACGGCGGACAAAGGGGTTATACCTCAAGTATGCGAAAAAGCTCTTCCGGTCTATTTTCGAAAGAGCTTTCAGAATCTCAAAGACAAGATGGTTCGTGGTGCGCTCAACCCATTGACCAATGCCTTCATCGTGGACGTGCATGTACAGCGCGTGGAGGGCGAGCCGCGGGGCTATATTGTGGCGGCGGTTCACGAGATCATCCCGAGGTAACGAGCGTAGAAGTATTCCACCGGATTGGGGCTACCATCCCATCGGCACGTCGTTTGATATCCGTCGCACCAACCCGATGATCTCGACCACCCTTCCGTCATCCGCCTGTAGGTCGCGGGTGATGACGATCGGCTTATGCTTCGCCTCGGTCGATCGCGGCTGGAGTTCGATGCGGTCGTCGAAGAGCGCCACCTGCTTGATCGACCATTCTATGAGCTGACCGCCGGCGCGGGTCTGGCGAACGATGGCGACCATGCCTTCCCGGACAGCAAGGCCTGTATCTTCGAAATCGACTGCGATCACCCGATCCCCCGGGAGGATCGGGCGCGGCTTGAGGGCGTTCATGGACGTTCCCGACACGTCGAAGGCCATCATACGGGCCTGCGGAAAGTCCGGGTCACGAGGCTCATAGAGGAGGACGGGCTCGTCCTGGTTGAGGTCCTCGGCATCGCGCCAGGCGCCGGCCTCCACGATGCCTTGCAGGCGGACGGGCACGAGAGGGGACTGAACCTCTGCCAGTTCGGTGGAACCGGACGGCATCTCGACGCCGAGGTACGCGGCAATCACGGGTATTTCGCGAGCCTTGATCTCGCGCTCTCCGGCCAGAATGGCGGAGACAGCCGACGCGCTCCGGCCGAGTGCCGCCGCCAAGCCGCCCTTCGTCTTGCCCGACTTCTTCAAGCCGGCAACGATCCAGTCGATGTTCGTTCCCATCTCTGCATTTTTCTGGAAATCAGAATTGAAGGCTATTCCGAAATTCCGAAATCGTTCTTGACAGACATTTCGGAAAATCAGAATTATGGGGCATGGAACCCGCACGCTCCGTCATTGAACTGCTCGGCGGCGAGAAGGTCGTCAGCAAGGTCACCGGCACCGCCTATACCGCCCCCTATCGCTGGCAGCAGCCTCGCGAGAAGGGCGGTACAGGCGGAACGATCCCTCAACGGCATCACATCGCGCTTCTCGCTTACGCGAGGACGCACGGGCTGCCGCTCTCCGCCGAGAGCCTCTTGCCGCTGATGCCTGCCGGCGATCATCGCGCCTCTCACGAGGTCGCGGCATGATCTGTTCGAAGAGTTGGCCGCGTTGGCTCTGGTTCTCATCGTGCCTTCTCCCGTTGATCCGGCCGCCTCCGTGACCTGACGGGAAGACTATCGCACCTACTGGACATTTCCCCCTCCGGGAAAACGCACGTCGTTTTCCCGCGCGAGAGCGCTTGACTTTTGCGAGGACGACATGAGCGACCGTGCCATTTCTGACACCTGGTTCAACCGCATCAAGGCCGCGACGCGAGACTTGGTGAAAGCCTGCGGCGGCGTCGAGCGTTCCGCTGATCTGGCGCATGTGGGCAAGTCCACCGTGGCGCGTTGGTACAGCCTGAAGGATGAGGACATCATTCCGATCTCGGCTGTGCTCTCGCTTGAGGCGGACTGCGACATGCCGTTCGTCACCCAGATCATGGCGGACCTGAACGGGCGCAGCCTGACTGACCAGGATGCTGTGCGCGACACAGCCGGCTGCCTGACCACCGGGCACAACAACCTCATGGGCAAGTTCGCCGAGCTGACGACCGAGCTCGTCGCCGCGAAGGCAGATGGCGTGGTCACGCCCGCCGAGGCCGAGGTGCTGGATCGCAAGGCCGCCGAGATGGAGCGGGCTGCGAGCGACATGCGCCAGACCCTCGCCGCGAAGAAGGCTGGTGTTCGCCTCGTCCGAGGCTGACCGCCATGCCGCGCGCGTATCTCCGAACGGCCGATCCCCAGCCCACGCCGACCGAGAAGAAGCGGCGGAAACTGGCCAAGAAACGGTCGGAGATGATCGCCGAATACGAGCGGCGGAAGCAGGCACATGGACCGCGAGCCGTCTTGGCAGGCGATCTGGTGAAGCTCACCACGGCGCTGCTCGCGACTGAGATCAAGCCGCACAAGACCGCCGAACGGCCAGCGCCACCGGTGGCCGATCTTTTCTCTCGCTGAAGCACCCCCAATCGGAACCCTATGATGACCGAGATCCCGAACGACCAGCCTCT